AGCCACATCGCGATAGGAGGCCGGAGCGACCGCATCCGGAATCAGGCGGAGGAGGTTGCCGATCACTTTGTTGTCTTCGTCCTTGACGACTTCGATCTTGCCAATGAACTCCCAACCGGCCAGCTTGGGTGTTGTGCCGTCGACGGTCAGGTTATGGCGAATGGTGGCGACGCCTGTGAAGACTTCGTTGTTGACCAGCTTGTGATCAGCGGGAACGAAATAGAGGCTGCGAGCAATATCGTATTCTGGATCGGAGAACCGATCGACTTCGATCTGCTTGAAAAGTTCGGTGCCAACCTCAGTCACGACAACCGGCTCACATCCGAGCTTCGTTGCACGCTTGTTGAGCTTGGCGATCCGCTGGGTCAAGGTTTCCATGTTGCGGTCGAAAACCTTGTAGATCCGTTTCGACTCAGCGGATTGAAGTTCGTTTTCCATATGATTCTCTACTGAACTCGTGTGAGTTTCGGGTAGTGAAAATCAGGTGTAAAACAGTTGCCCTCGTGGGAAATCTAAGGTATATCATTGAATTCGTGGAAAACGAAATGGAAGCGGAAGTTACTACTGAAATCATGATTACTGATCTTCTCACTGGAAGTGGAGATCTGGTAGTTCAAACATCAAACCCCAAATTGGCAAAAGAGCTTGAAGATTTTCTGAAACAGAGCATTTCGAAGGGATACTTGAGATTTACACCTGAGGATCAAGATTCCAGAAGAATGACCATGATGAACCCAGATCCCAAGCCCACAAAGATCGAGTCTAGAAATAGAATGACCCTGTCCGCCGTGTAACGAGATCCTTTACAAGTCAAGCGGTCGTCTTCGGGCGACCGTTTTTCTTTGCCCAAGGAATCGGCTTTTGCTTCCCATTTCGAGGGACAACAATGAACACTCTTACACAGGGCAAAACATGTGGACCAGGCGATCTGGGCATTCTCATCCATGATGCCAATGGAATGCTGATGAATCCGACCGCCATCAATTATGACATCTACAGTAATGTCAGTGGAGTGTTCTCTCCGGTCGTGTTAAGTCAGACTCCTGGAAACACGAACATCGGAGCTTACTATGTTCCAATCACTATCCCGACCAGCTGGGAAGGTGAGTATCAACTGCGATGGAATCTGGTTCAGTATCCTGTCAGCAACGTCGCAGGAGCAATCACCTCTGGTGCGTTCATTCCCGGGGAGATTGTCATCCAGAATGTCACACTCGCTTCTGCGACAATGGTGCTTGCTTCCACTGGTAGTATGCAGATCAACGGATTGACTCCTCCTCAGATCCTGACGACCGACAATCACAATATCTGGATCGGTCAATCGAGCAATGCCCAGTTCACTCCAACTTCAACTCCTGTCCTAGTTTCTGATGTGGTGACTGAAGACTTCTTCGTGCAGGTGGTCGACTACGCTTCCAACAGTTTCGAAGCACCGTCGATGATCGTAGCTCGGAAGCCTGGGATGGACCAAAAGACAGCACAGATGATCATGAGTGTCAGAGAGCTTCTTTCAGACACCAATCCGGATAGAAACTACCATTTCCGTCCTCCAACTCCGAGCAAGATCGTAGCAGGATACACTTCGAGAGTGGGGTATATCTGGGTTGATATGACAATCACCCTTATGCTGAAGATCACGATTGCCCAACTCAATACCTGGAACCCTATGGCTCTCACCAACTACAACATTCGCTCGATTCCTGAAGACTGGGCTGAAGCGGCGGCGGTCGGCGCGGCGGCCAAATGTCTCTTGGGTGAATCGGCTCGCTGGGCTGAGGAAGAGTTCGGATACAGCTTGAATGGTGTGAGTTTGGACATCAACAAGTCTTCTCTATATCAGGGTCTAGGACAGACCTACACTCAGATGTTCGAAACCTGGGCACCTCTAATCACCGCGAACAGACCAGCGAGTGTGGGTCTCAGACAGCAACGCTGGCTATTGGGCTAGACAAGAAAACGTACTTTCCAATCTCCACCAGTATCAGTGAGTGGAGGTATGACATGTTTGTCTACGTGATCGTCAATGTGGTAAACTGCAAGATCTATGTCGGTAAAACGAAAGAGAACAATCTTCAACATTATTGGTCTAGGCAGAAAGATTCAATTCTGAAAGGCGATGCTGGAAAGCCTCATCTCTATAATGCTGTTCGAAAGTATGGTTGGGATAATTTCACTATCTATCCTCTCGTTACTGATTGTGCAAATAATGAGGCTCTCTGTGTTTGGGAACAAGCACTGATTAAGATTTTCTTAGCTCGTGATCCTGAAATCGGATACAATATTTGCAAAGGTGGAGAAGGGCATACTGCACCTCACTCTGAAGAATCTCGTCTCAAGATAATTGAAAACACTCGTCTCATGTGGCAACGTCCTGGTCATAAAGAAAGGTTCTCTGCCAAGATGATGGGACATCTCACTTCGGAGGAAACCATTGACAAAATCAAGGCAGCCCGTGCAGTCCAAGACGAAACTCCTCGAGTAGCTGGTTGCCGGAAATATGCGGAAGAACATCCGGAAGAAATGTCAACCCGCATGTCTCGTGAAGTTCACTCCCTTGGAGGCAAGTCTCATTCCAGAGAAACCCTACAAAGAGCCGGTCGGATAGCTGCTCGAAGTCTTCCAAAGGCTCATCACACACGTTGGCATCTCAATCGAGGAATTAAAAAACCAGGATGTTCCTTTTGTGAACTTTCTCTTTCTCTATAGTCATGAACTCAAAACTTCTCAAGAAAGCAAAGTCGGCGGAAGAGATCATTCAGGAGATCAAGTTGGATCACAAGGTGGATCCATTCTTCTCCCCGATGGTCCAAGAGTTCCGCAACCGCTGTGTTCGGACTGTGATTGGATTCCTGAAGAAGACAATCCAGCCTATGGCTTTTTACAGCGATGGCACGTACACTTGTTATGTACTCAGTGACTGGGAGCACTCCCAGATCTGGATGAAAGCAGGAGATCCTTACCCGGTCCCATCTGGGAAGTGGATGGATTTCCCTGAAGAGCACTGGGGAATTTCACAGGAAGACTATGACGCGCTCCCTAACGAGAAGCGTGCTGAGTTGGAGTGCAAGGAACAGGTGACGAAGTGGATGCCCTCTCAATTTGAGGACAAGAAGAAGGAATTCTACCATCCTGAAGAGCACGAAACAGAGTTCCTTAATCCAGCCAAGAAGAAACACCCCGAATGGTTCAAGGCAAAATCCTAACTTTCTCTTTCTCGATTGAGGAAGAGATATGATTTGCACCTTCACTCTAGATCCCAATCTATTCCTGAAAATGAAAGCAGTAGAGTCAGAAGGTTGGAATCCTGTCGTAGAAGTTTGGAGTGAAAACAGTCTATTGCAATCTCTTACATTAGCTGATTTGGAAGAGGTCAGTTCATGATTAATGGATTGTTGGTTCTAAACAGTTCTTGGGTCGGGTCCCGAGATTTATGGTGGCCTAGCGACCCGCAAGCAACTGTCGGCTACAATGTCTATCGAGCCATCGACTATCCAGCCAACTGGCAGCTGCTTAATCTTGCTCCAATTCCTGGTCAGTTCTATCGTGACATTTCAACTCTGGCTTCAACCACTTACACCGTGCAGGATTCCGACTGGATCGAAAAAGGAACCTTTGGCCGGTGGTCGTTCCAGATCCCAGACGTTCCCTATTCAGGAATTGTGGCGACCAGACCTCAGGTAGCCACTTCTCCAGATGATGTCAGCGTCATTCTGGCAACGGACTTGAATTTCCTGAATGGTTCACTCACGTCAGTTTCTGGTACTGATGTTCTTTCCGGAACCATCTCTCTGCAAGTAGGATCATCAACTCCCGTGGTTTTCACAACCACCTCCAATAGTAGCATTGTACTGCTTGCGGCGGCCATCACAGCGGCGGCCATCGGAGTGACTGCCACCATTGTCGCTTATGGCGGACCATATACCCTTTCACTGGCACCGACTGATTCTACAGAAACCCTCACGGTGATCTCGAGTCTCGTTGCGACCTCGACTGTTCGCCCTGCGATGGTTAGTGGAATTGACAAGGCTATCTGGATAAATGTTGACAAGACTCTGCCAATCGGTGGTGCAGTTTCCAGTTTCCCTATTTCGGCTCTAGCCAGTGTCACAACCTTCAAGGTGGTGTACAACAAGCTGACGAATTTCGTTGACATCTACACCAACATGGTCAGAACATACTACGCAGTCGTCCCAGTAGGAGCATCTGGTGAATTGCATGCCGCTGGTGCTGCAGGATCGGAAATCGTCAACACTCAGACGATTGAACGTCTGAATTACATGCTCAAGGAGCAGATACGGAGAAATGCCTGGCTCTTTGAGAGAGTAGGAGAGCCAGCATTTATCATGTTCCGGATGTCGCGAGGTACAGCGTGTGGCTGCGTGGGAGACGGAGTTGGAGAGCCTCGTCACGGCTGCCCAGTGTGTTACGAAACAGGATGGGTTGGCGGATACTACGGACCATTCGACATTGTCTACATTCCGCCAGACACGGCAACCAATACCACCATTGAGGAGGGAGGCCGGAAGGTAGAGCGCATCTCGAAATCCTACCTTGGACCGACTCCCATCATCCAAAATGGTGACCTCATCATTCGACGGAACGGTGAACGGCTGATCGTGTTCGACATGAACTACACACAGCCTCAGGGTGCCATCGCTCAGCAGGAATTCAGTGTTCGCTTGCTGAATCCCAAAGACACTCGTTACCTAATTCCGGTCATTGCTGGGAATCCATATCCTCCCACTTTGTACAATCCGTTGAACAAGAATGTCAACGATGGAGTACCTGGCGTCGATCCGGAACCTATCTTCGAAAAGACCAATCAGCCAGATGCTCAATGGGAAAATCCCAATCCAGAAGTTGGGAGGACGACTACATGGGGAGCGATTCAGAGTTGATGCCCGTGTTTTCTGATATCCGGTATAAGCAAGGTCGTTTCATGAAGCATCATAGTCTACTTCATTCAAAATTGACTTCTCAGTTCCATTAAGAACACACGGAGTTTCCATGGCCAAAGAATCAAATCTCGCAAACGTGCTTGCATCATTCGCTGGAGTTGCAGAGGAAGGAACCACCAAGACCGCTGCTATTCTCACGACTGATGACCATCCTTCCACGAATATGGAACTACAAGTGATCGTGGGAGATCCGGATGATGTGGCGATCTCGACCTTCGCTCAGTTCAGGCCGAATCCACATGATGAACAGATTCCAAATCCTCTATCTCCGATCCAAGGAGACGAAATCTTCTTCATGTACATGGATCCTGGAGCCGTGTTCCAGTCTCATGATGGACAGCAGTGGATCATCGAGGAATACGACTGGGATGGCCGTGTGGAACTGACCAATCGCTGGTATCCTCGGATGAACGCTCAGGTTTCGGTGAACGATGTCCGGAGATCTATAGCTGCCTGGATCGAGCCTATCCAACAAACCGTCCCGCCACCTCCACCGGGAGTAGACTACGGTGCTCAGCTTGTCAAAGTTGTGAAATGAGTATTAGTACCCATGCATGTCTACTTGATCACAAACAAGGTGAATGGCAAGGTTTATGTGGGACAGACTGTCCTATCTTTGCAGAGTAGATGGAAGAATCATCTCTCGGATGTCAAAATTGGCTCCAATCTCTACCTTCATAATGCCATCAGAAAGTATGGTCCAGACAATTTTCTGATGGAATCACTTGCTGTGGTTTTGGATAGGAAGCAATTGAATCCACTCGAAATTTTGTGGATACTCACACTGAGATCCTATGATCCTTCTGTTGGGTATAACTCAACTTTCGGAGGACAGTGTGGAACGATAATTTGGACTCCTGAGATGCGTCAGAAGGCCAGAAAACAAAAACTGGGAACTCATCATTCTGAAGAAACCAAAAGGAAGATAAGTGTTGCTTCCAAGGGGAGCAATAACGGATTCTTTGGAAAGACACATACAGGTCAGAAGGCTCTTGAAGGATGTCGTAAGGGAGGAAAGTTTCATAGGGGGAAGAAACGAACTGAAGAAACTAGAGACAACATTAAGAAGGCTCTCATTGGAAAGCCTAAGACAGAAGAACATCGCAAAGCTATGCGTGAGGCTCAACTTGGAAAAACTTTGTCAGAGGAAACCAAAGGGAAAATCAGTAAGTGGGCTAGTGAAGTTCCAAGAACAGACGAGTGGAGAGCAAACATATCCAAAGCAGTAAAGGGTCGTAAAAGAACCCCAGAACAAATAGAGAGAATTCGTCAAGGAGCACTAAGTAGATGGAGGCCAGTATGTTAGACCTCACTGGGAGCAACTTGGCGGCATACATACTGCGGATCTGCAGGAATGTGGTGAGCAGCAACCCCCGGTTTAGACAGACGCTGGGGGATGTCTCAGCATTCACTAGCAATCGAGTAAGTTTTGGTGATGCCCAGATCATTGTCAAGAATGTGACAGCCCAGGGAACTCGCCTGTCACCAGACTACTTCATGTTCACACAGCGTGGGCGCGGCCTCGTGGCCAAGGTCGCTGACAAGGCTGGGACGTTCGTGGAGTGGGCCATTCCCTTCAATGAAGCTCTCATTGATCCCGGTGTGTACTATCTGGGTGTGAATTCCATCAATGAGCAAAATGCCACTGTTTCAGTGAACGTCAAGAAATTCGAATGGCGCGAAGGCAGCCTGTCAAACGCACAGGGAAGCTGGGTGTATTTCGCTCCAGGCATCGATACCTCGACCGTGGCGATTACAGATGCTGTTGATCCTTCAAACATAATCACCACCTCTGTATATCCAGGTCGGATCTTGCTACAGACTATTGTTCAGGACATTCTCTGCAACATAGGAGCCGGTGGCTTGTCCTTGATGCCATACCGTGACTTCTGGTATCAAAGAAGTGGCAGCGAAGACATTGGAACCACCAAGGGAGGTCAGCAGGTTTTCTTCATTCCTGGCATCTGGACTCAAATCCAAGTCAGTGACAGCAATGACTACATTCTTCGGCCTGGTATTGACTACACGTTCACTTCTCCCGGAGCGATTCGTACAGCGGTCTGGCAGCCAGCTGGAGTAGAACTGTATGCTACAGGAGTTCAGAAGGTCAATCCCACCACTCTGTTGAGCTATGCCTCTGGAGTTCTCACTTCCATCACTCCCGCAGATGTGCTCACAGGATCGATTTCCTTCCAAATCGGAACAGGCACCAACTACACAGTCACTATGGGAGCGGCTCCTTCAGGTCCAACTCCGGACGTTTTCTATTCCGGCTTGGCTGCATACACGATGAGTGATCTTGCTTCTACCATCAACACCAACACAAGCACCATCGGAGTGTCAGCCACTCTGGGAACTGTGCCCGGTCCAGACTCGACTATTCTTCCAACCTTGACCATCACTGAGACAGGAGTTGGAACTCTGAAGGTTGTCTCTCAGATCACTGCTTTCACTGTCAGTGCGATGAATCCTGAGAACATCCTCAACATTACTATTGGACCTGGGGAAACATTGGTACAAAATCAAGTCTTTGTCAACACATCCTCTCAGTCCAATGTAGCTCTGTCAGTTCAAAGTGACGGTGCTGTGTGGATGCCCTATCCTCTGAATCCTGGAGAGTGGATGAGGTACGAAGTTCGAATTGATACGGGTCCTGAGACCACAGTCACTGTCAAGAAGAGAGGCATGAATTCAAATCTGGTGTCTGGCTACTGGATCGCTATTGGAGACTCAGTGACCGTTGGCGATCAGGTGGCCGTGATCATCTCTCCACAGGTGTGTGAGACGTATGACGTCTACGGCTCCAAGGACAACGTGAGTTTCACGCTGGACTGTAAGGCCAATGACTACTCGACCGCCTCCGAGATTGCAGAGACTATCAAGAAAGCTCTGCTGATCACTCAAAGAGTGCCCATGGAGCGTGATGGAATCACGATCTTCGAGGCTGCCAGAGACATCCAAGGTGAGGCCCGTGACGAGAGCGGCACAGCTGCACGATACATCTCAACTTTGAATGTCTCTGCCATGTGTGACTGGAAAGTCTATCTTCCTCTGGTAACTCGTGTGGTTGCCATAGATCTCCAGGAAACTCCGTACTATGCTGGTTACTCGAGCCAGTTGTACATCGGACCGAGATATACCGAGCTTGGAATGACCCAGTTTGTACCTCCAACAATCATCACACCGCAGTTGATCATCGAGATCAACGGCGTACCAATCACTGCTTAGGAAAATCAATGGCGACTTCGACTATCTTCGTCAAATACAACTCGCTAGTTCCGCCTCCTCCAGCGGGTCAGCAGAACATCACTTTCAATTCCAGTGGAACGAAAGTTACTGCTCTTGATCCAATCTTCGTGGGAGATGCAGGAATTGGAGGTCTGGCGGGTAATGTACCGGCTCCAGCTGCCGGCGATGCGGTCAAGTTCTTGAGAGGTGATGGAACTTGGGGTGCTTCATCAACACAAGTTCAGGTTGATTGGAATGCAACTTCCGGCATCTCATCGATTCTACACAAACCGACTCTGGCCACAGTGGCGATCTCTGGAAACTACCTGGATCTCTCTAATAAGCCAACACTTGGGAGCGCAGCGGCTCTAAATGTTGGAACCACAGCGGGTACGGTCGCGGCTGGTGATGATTCTCGTATTGTCAATGCAGTAAGCAAAGCTCTTGCCATCGCTTATGCGATCGCCTTGTAGGACTTTTTGAAGCGTAATTAGGAGCAGTTCATGCAAGTAATGGTTGGTCAAAATTACGGATCATACACCTTTGATGCCTCCACAGGTGTGATCACTCTGTCTGGTCTTCCGGCTCCTCTTGCTGCCGGACAGGTGAAGTTGATCATCAATGCGGCGACCAACATCATCATCTTCAATCTTGCAGATCCTACTCTGACTGCTGTGGTGTCTGAAATCCACAGTACTATCACGCTGACATATAATACAACGGCCATGAGTGACCTGGATCCTCTTCAGATCATCATGGAGGTTCCAATATACGAAACTGTCAGTGTGGATAATTTTCCTTCCACGCAAGCAATAAGTGGTTCAGTCAGTGTCAGCAATCTTCCTTCAACTCAGGCTGTATCAGGTTCAGTGAGTGTTAGTAACTTTCCTGCCTCACAAGTGGTTACTGGAGTCTTCTGGCAGACGACTCAGCCTGTTTCCGGTAGCGTAGATGTTTCTTCCGTATCAGGATCAGTTGCCGTCACAGGAACTTTTTGGCAGACAACGCAGCCTATCAGTGGTTCCGTTTCGATTACCGGCACTCCTGCCATTTCAGGAACTGTGACCGCCAATCAGGGAGTTGCTTCTGTTGGAGCCAAGTGGTCAGTACAAGTTGACAATGCTTCAGCTATTGCTGTCTCTGATTCTGCAGCTGAGACATCTTTGAGTACACTTGCTGGTGCGGTGTCTGCTTCGAACATGCAAGTCAATGTCACGAATACTTCCATTCCCGTGACAGGGACTTTCTATCCTGTAACACAGCCTGTAAGTGGAACTGTTGCTGCCAATCTTCAGGATGGTAATGGAACTATAGTCAACTCCTTGTCTGCTGGAACTGGAGCAAACGGTATCCTCACAGCGGCTGGGGCTACTAGCTTCATCATAAGTACAGCCAATTCAACAACAACACAACTTGCGGCTTCAGCAACATTCACTGGAACTATCGAGAGTATCATCAGTGCGCCATATGTTTCGATTATTATGGTTTGTGACCAACCAGGAATTTTGACAGTCAATCAGTACATCACTAATAGTGTTACAACTCTTTGTCAGAGTTCCGTCTTCACGACTTCATCAGGAGGATTTGCTCGTTCAATCGCTTTGAATGGCAACTATTTCAGTCTCACATTCCAAAATACTGGATCAATTACTACTACAACGCTGAATCTAAATACTGCTTTTGGAAACATCACTCCTGCAACACAGCTTCTTAACTCTCCTTGCTCTTTGAATGAGATCAATGGCACAGCCATTACAGGTTCAACTCTACCAGTTTCTCTGTCTAACCTGTACACTGATGGAGCTACACCAGGACCGACACCCACCGGCACGGTTATGATGGGACAGAGTGGCTCTAGTGTTTTGGCAGTACAAACTGATCCCAACGGAAATCTATATTTCTTGCCTTATGACAATTCTCTTCTGGACACAGAAACTGTCACTTTGGCAGGACCTGGAATATCGTACTCTACCTCTGGATACCAGACCTTCAGTTTTCAGTTTTCAGGTCTATGGGCAGGAAACATCAGAGTTGAAGGAAGCAACGATAACTTAGCTTGGTTTCCTCTCTTTGGACAGAATGCTTCTGATGGAGTCAATCTAGACGTTTTCTATGGGCAGGGTATCTATGCTGTTCCTGTATGTTCTAGATACATGCGCTACAACGTGCTGGAAATTACTGGAATTCTCTCTGTCGTAGTTGTAGGTAAGTTCGCTGCTCCAAATGATACACCCTTGCTGGCTCAGTCATTTGATGCTACGACTGGTGTTCAGATGAACACCAACGTCGTTAATCAAAAGACAGATTCTGTTGGTGCTCTGGTACTGAGCGATGCCCCGACCCCCATCGTAATCGGCGGTGGCACAGGTGTTGGCGGAACGATCACCATTGACACTCAGGGTTATCAGTCTCTGACCATCACTACTCAGGCCATGGCTGCAAACGTCACTTGCTCTAATGACAAGGTGACTTGGAGTGCTTTGTCTGGATCTCCCTTGGTTTTGGGTGCTGTTGTTACTGCAGTGGCAGCGAACCTTGGATACAGTTTCCCCTGCATCGCTCGTTACATTCGTTTTGTCATAACCGCATCAGGATCAGCAACTGTATTTCTACGCAATTCTCCGTGGCAACCCACAGTCGCTCAGAACAATTTGAGTCAAGTTGGTGGTACAGGCACAGTCAATGCTGGTGTAGCTGGTGTTCTATCAGTGGGTGGTAACATCGGTGTTGGTGTGGCTCAAACCACCAACCCACTGGTTATAGGTGGAATAGACGCTGCTAACCTGACTCGTCGTCTCCAGACTGATGCTCTAGGTCGTCCCATTATCGCTTCGATTGATCCATCAAACACTACTCGCAACCTGGGATCAGTGTCTCCAGGTGGCACAATGCAGAATATCGCGGCTCTCGCAGTTCAGGATTTGTCTCAATTTGAAGGTCAATCTCTTGCTGAATTAATGGCACAGATCCTAATTGAACTCAGAATCCTCAATTACTACGAATTCAATCTCCCTGCTTTGTTGACTACAGGAACCACTAATAGCAGAGGTGATGAACCATCGGCACTCCGCAGTGACCCGATGATCTCAACTGTATTCGGTTAAGGAGAAAGTCATGCAGGTACAAACTCAGGTTGGTCCTATTGCAACCACAGCTTCAATTGCTCCTGGTACCGTTGCAGCCATGCGGTCAGGCAACCTCGGAGATACCATAGTTTCCGAACTTCATGGACGTTTCTACGAACAGGCCTATCGTGGCAACCTGTTTTCAGCCAGTTTGCCCCTCACAGTGCTCTCCGCACTCCATAACGTGGCCACTGGCTTGTCTGCCACCCTAGCCACTGCTGCCACAGCCACCCCCATCATTGGAATTTGGAATCCTGCAGTTTCGACTATCAACGCAGTCATTCTTCAGGCCACTCTTGGTGTCACTGTCACAGCCTTGCAGTCAACAGGTGCAGGCCCCTTCATCTGGGCTGGCTTTGCCGGCAACAGTGCTCTCACTCTTGGAGTTTCCACCACTGTATACAACCGTAAGACTCTCACTGCTTCCAGTGCCCAGTGCAAGAATATGTCTGGTGTTGCTCTCACTGGCTTGACCAACGTCGGTGTTCAGATCGCCACCTCTGTCATGAACGGCGGCTCTGCTCTTAACTTGGCCAACCTTGCCACTGCTGTCAGCTTCCCACCCTCAGCTTTCAGTGCTTTGGAATGCATTGACGGCGCTATTGTTATTCCACCGGGCGGCCTTCTTGCCCTGTTCTGCAACACCGTCACTCCTGTGGCACACTCTGCCGCTGCGACTCTGCTCTGGGAAGAAGTTCCTCTGTAGACCAGGAATGATCGATCGGGGAGCGGTAACGCTCCCTAGATCTCAATCTTGGCTATGATCGCTGCTGGCATTGTTGCCACAAGCATGCGTGCAGTCTGCACTCCCACACTGAATCCTGCATAGAACTCAGGAGTCCTGTTAGGCAAGGCTTCCATCATCTCATCATACTGATCCTTCAGCATGATCTGGTGTTGGTTGAGATATGCAGGTCTGCAAGTTGGTCTACAGCTTCTTCGATAACTTCTGCTGAAGGAGCGATCATGTGTCACCTCAGAGTCAGAATACTCTAAAAGGCAATGATCCAGCTGAAGATGAAGGGCACCTCTGGTGGGAGATTCAGTGGTGGTAGAGTCTTATAGTTGATCAGCGTCACAGAGTTGGTGCTAGGAGCCGTGGGAAATAATACGTTTCCAGTGGCACCTGGGATCCAGTACGGAGTTGCAACTGAGGCCATGTTTGTGGCACTGGCAGTTGATCCTCCTCCAATCAGCCCCATCTCCCGGATCTGAGAATTCGCCGGAATGTCATCAGGTGAAGTGATCTCCGTTTGGAAATCGACACGCACCGTGGACAGATCAGTTGGATCGTAGAATTGTCCTGCCGGCAGCGGATTATAGCTGATGTCCACGAAGTTGGCCGATGACAGAGGACGATTTGCCAATGGTCCGATCAAGGCAGAAGTGCTTGCATTCTCGAGTGGAGCAGTCTGCCATAATCCGTCACCCAGTCCAACAGCCAGACCCCAGATGCCGAACTGAGGCTCGACAGAGTTCTTCATTAGTCGAGCGAAGAGGGACTTCACTGTGGTCACGATGACGTTCTTCTCATCGAAGATCGGTTCCACAATTGGCTTCTTCGCGGTTGGCTTCGGGAAGATCCGGATGTGACCATTCAGGCGATAGGGAACAGGATCGACATACTGCTGGATTGGGCTATGCTGCAAGGGATTCATGGCTTCTCCTGTACATCCGGAGAGCCGTAGTCATAGCTCTCCATTCTTCAAATGTGTAGCGATTTCCTTTGGCTCTGTTGCAGATAGGGCAACAAACAACTACATTGTCTAGAGTGTATCCTCTATTGTTATCCTTGCGGTCTAGATTGTAACCTTCTCCGGATACCTTCTCATCTCTGAATGGGAGAGGCCAATGAATTCTTTCTCCACAATAAAAGCAGTTTTCTACTTGAGTGAACTTGAAGAATTCGTCGTAACTGATGTCAAATTCTTCCCACTTACTGGCACATTTTCTCAATGTGTTGTACACCCACTCATACGGCTTTCTATGCCTGCGAAGTTTTTCTGCAACAAATTTGTAACTATAACATCCACAGCTTCTGGTTCCACTGGAAGCTGACAAGTCATGCCCATTAACTGTCTTTGTAACTCCACAATCACAAATGCATTCCCACAGGGTATTAGTTCGATATTTTCCCACAGGTCGAATAGCCACTAATTTGCCAAACCGAATTCCTGTGAGATCCTTTTTCACTTTGCTCTCAAATTTTTCAGGACTTGATTCTTGAATCCTGGTGACATCGGCAAAACACCTCTAGAACGTCCTTTTTGATCGTACACCATGACATAGAGAGGTTGAGGTTGGCTTGTGAGACTCACACCACGGAATAGCTTCACAGCCCTCGCTGCGTCTGACATCGTGTTCTTTGTGGGAGGCACATGAGTCAATTCCAAGTGACGAACAATTGGCAACCTCTTGATGATTGTAGCAGCTGTGACCACCTTGTCGTATGTCTCGTCCACAAAGATCTGTGGCATTACAAATTCGCCCTCATAGGTCACAATACTGTCGTCATGTCCGACCATGGGCAAATTTGCCTGGGTGTCGTTCTTTGGACTGAAATTCTTGAAGCAAGTGAGGACTGTTGCACAGATCTGTACACAGACCTCTTCAGCGTATCCCATGCTCAGCATGAACGTGATGACATCGTCATTCAGGGCATTGAGAGCTTCGGCTGTCAGTTCACTCATGGCTCGCTTCTCGTCGTCCACCAATGGGTACTTCAAACTGAAGACTGTGAAGTTCGGAATTCCGAGATCAAGAGTCATGACCACAGTGGGATGAGCATCGCGGATGACAGTGAGACTCAACTGTCCTTTTGGCGGAGAAACATACCCGGTTTTCATTGTGATGTCCATCTGACTTAGAATGAGAAAGTCAGACTTTGAGATTCTAAATGATGAGCGAAATCTGGTCTTCTTTCAAATTGTCGGATTACCTTACCAAGAAGGTGAAGCTGGCTATATCTTTGCCGGAATTAGTGTCCCAAACAAACAGTTTTTCTGTGAAAAATAGACCAGGTTGCGTTCCCCATCTTGAGGCTTCTGATCCCAAAGACCTTTTCCTTCGTTATAATGTCAAATGTAATCTTAAAACTAGCGATCCTAACGGTCATGATGTGAAAGTTCACTTTGACGTGTCTAAGGTTACTCCGGAAATGAGAGCCAATGATCTGGATATCAAAGTGAACTGCAGCTGTGTAGCTCTAGACAGCATGATTAGGATGGCTGATGGAACAGAGAAGAGAATAGATGAAGTATCTGTAGGTGATCATGTCATCACTCACAAGGGAAGAGCTAAGAAAGTCACAGCGGTGTCGGAAAGAAAACCTAGAGAAGGAGAACAGGCTTGGGAGGTTAAAGCCAAAGGGTACCAGACTCCGCTTATTTTGTCTGAAGATCATCCTATTGCTGTAGTCAGAGGAAGAGAAAATTGTGCTTGTGGATGTGGAGCACCCCTATGGCCCACTTCAGGAAAGTATTCTTCTGTTGTTAAAAAGAGACTTGGTAGAAATTTCTTATCCGGACATAACACTCTAGGAAATACTAGACTGTTGGTTAAACCAGAGATTTCTTCTTTTTGGAAAACTCCCTTGGAAATAGTTGACCGAGAGACACTGTACTTCCCTAAGTTCGCGTGGACAGGAACTAAGGTAGTTGATCCAGATCTTGCTGCTTTGACAGGATACTACCTCGCTGAAGGTTGCTTGCATTTACATAAAAGAAGGTCTACCAAGAAAGTTAAAGCAGCTCAGGTGGTGGTTGACGGAGAGCAGTACTCTGCCTACGAAGTAACATTTACCTACAATCGTAACGAAAAAGACACTGTAGTCAAGGATACAGCAGAACGAGCACGTCGCTACCTTGGTCCTAATGCTCGAATCGAGATTGAGGACAACTCTGAGTATAGTTGGATAAATGTCAGAGTGAAAGATTCCCAGTTCGCTAAGCAGATGTATGAATTGTGTGGGCAAGGTAGTCTAACCAAGAGACTATCAGAGGAAATACTCGCTTGGGATGTGGAAGCAATGTGGAATTTGATCTCTAGTCATGCTCTAGGGGATGGAAACATCGAGTACGACACTCAAGATATTGTTTCTTACTCTAGAAATCTTCTTCAACAAATCTCTTTTTTCCTCTTTAGCCAAGGAGTTTGGCAAAGTTTTACTAACACTAGACTGCGAATTAGCTACAGACAGTACCCTGCTCTAGTTCTTCGAATGTTCAAATGGCTACGTGAAAGAGATAAAGAACGAGTTGAAAAATCTCTGGGAAAAGTGTTTTCTGAATCTAGAGATTTGGAATGGAGAGAAGGATTTCTTCGTTGCCTTAATTATGCGAAGCAGGTATCCTGTCCTCCATCATTTTTTGATTTGACAGTAGAAGAAGACGAATCGTTCATTGCTAACGGAGTGGTGGTACATAATTGCCCGGCGTTCCTGTACTGGGGAAATCAGTGGAACCTTCATGAACGTGATGCTTTAGAAGGAGAACCCAGACCAAAACTTCAAGCTCCCAAAGAAAGGCTCGATTTAAGAACGAATGCTCTGATTTGTAAACACATTAAGGCCGTGTGTGAACGCATCCTTCCGGCTGTTCAGCACAATATTCAGAACCTGGTTCGTGAGAAGGTGGTTGAGGAATACAAGCAGACTCCTACCAAAGCTCCTACTCGTCTTGATCGTGAGCAGGAGGCTATGCGCCAGCGTCAGCTGCTCAAGAAGAAGCGCAGAACTCCCAAGGAGAAAGAAGATCTTGAGGAGATGCAGCGCAAGGAGCGTGATCGTCTTCTGCAGGAAGAAGCTGAGCTTGACGAACAGACCGAGCGTGAAATTGAGCGCACTGCTCCTGCTGCAGTTGAAGCACAGCCCACCCCGGCGGAACAGAAAGAAAAGTTGCAACAACCTCGAAAAGAGGAAGTGCATGTTAAAGACGAAGAGGAAAGCCATTCACAGAATCACGACCTCATCGACCAGATGCTTGTGGAGGAAAAGCGCAAGCTCGAAGAACAAGCAGAAGGTGATCGCAAGAGGTTGAAGAAGATGCGGGATGACAAGTTCAACAACTGGAAGAAGAATCGCAACAGGAACCAGAATTTCAGGGTGTCTTCATTAGACGAAGAGAAAGAGGAGACCGAAGATGTCACAGATTAGTTCGGAATTCCTCGGAAGCATGGTCACCCTAGTCTCTTCAGTGGGAGGACCCTTCAGTCGAACTGTGGATGCTGTAACCGTGAATTTCAATCCCACAACAGATGTTGAAGTTTGGGTGGATGGTCTTCAAATCCAGGTGAAATCATTCTTGTACGATGCTGACACGACAACCTATCAGTTGTATCTGGGAATTTCGCTAACTGCGGACAATGTTGTACAGGTGATTCACCACATACCAAATCCGCCATTTACAAGCGGAACAACGCTTTATAGCTTTGCTGTAGTCGCTTCTGAAATCTAGATCCGACTATCGGGACCACAATAGTGAACTACGGGATTCTCAGATTGAGAGTCACCTTCAGGAGAAATTCCAAATGGCTAAAATCGCAAAGCAGGATCGGGAACCCATGAACGCTCTGTTCACCAAGGAGCTTTCTCGGATGACAGGCGCCAAGATCGCCGGGGAGAAGGACCTCCAGGCTTTCAAGGATCACGAAGAGTACATGGCAACTCTGTCGGCTGTGCTGGCGGATGACAAGACCGAAGGGCCTGATCCCAACGGCAACTTCTTCGAATAATCCTTGTCACG